CAGTCCGTAGCTCGTCGGTGCCGCTTCGCCGTAATCGAGGCCGCCGAAAAGCGGCCAGTGGTCGGGTATCTCAAAGCTGGGTACGGCGACTTTTTGCTCGTCCCAGTTGGTAAAATACTGTCCGACGAAGGAGTCCCAGTCGCCTTCGAGCCAGGCCTTGACCAGTTGCTCGTCACCCACCCCTTCCAGGCGCTTGATATAGCCGGGGTCGCGCTCCAGCAGGATCTTGTTGTCGGTGACGAGGCTGCGGATATACATCCGCTTCATGCCGTCGTCGCCGTCGACAATCGTAGACTCTGGCGCGGCGTCGATGAAATACGCCTTGACATTGTTGTGATTTGCGCCGCCAGGGTTACCGGAGGCGCGGATGCGCTTGGTCGGTATCTCGGCCGCACCGGTACGCAAGCACGCCTTGAGCTTGTGATAGGCTTTCATGTCGGTCCACGACGTCAGCTCATCCCAACCGATCCAGGTATATTGCTGGCCCTGGAAATGGTCGGCGTCGGCTTCGTTCTCCAGATGCCGCAATTTCAGCGTCGCGCCGTTCTTGAAGATCCATTCATGGCGGCCGACCTTGTACTCCGCGTCAGGATAGGCAGCGCGGAAGATCTGGCGGCTGCGCTCTAGTATCTCGTCCAGTTCTGGATAGGTCCGGCGTATCAGCACGCCCGACCAATGCTCACCGTAGGTGTCGACGTCGCTGAGAAAGTCGCCCAGCAGGTATTCCGACTTGCCGCCGCCTCGCGCACCGCCGAAAAACAGTTCATCGACGAAACTGGCGCGTATCGCCGCCTCCTGCGGCCCAGGTTGCGGTCGCCAGGTCATCCGGCGGCTTCCTCCACCTGAAAATCGGCCTGCACAGCCTGCATCTGCTGGTTTTGAGCGATCCACTCTTCATAGCTCTCGGCACGCGGCGGCAGGTTGATGCCCTTGACTTCGACGGTATGATCGACCTGAATGCGGTGATCACCGACTTCTTCGCGTATCTCCTTCAAAACCTTGATCTTAAGGCTAACCCGCTGGTCGTCGATCTTGTCGTAGAGCCGCTCCAGCGCCAAAACGCGGTTCTTGCGCCACGCCAGAGGCACCTCGTCGAAGTCCTGACGGTCACGCTCCAGCTGTTTTTGCAATTCGGCGTCAAACTCAGGGTCTTTGCGCCACCGGAAAACGGTAGACTTCTCGACGCCGACCGTCTTGGCGATCTTGTCGTTAACGAGCTTCGGGTTCCACCGGTCCAAGACGACCAGTTGCACCGCCTCAAGCTGTTTCTCACTCAGCGCCATCAGAAAAACCTCATCTGCGTCGGCGCAGCAGCCACCACATCGACACGCACCGCTCTTTCGCGCTTGGTCTTAGCCATATGACAAGACCGACAGAGCTTTTGCAGATTTGCCTTCTCGTTTAAGCCACCGTGCATGGCTGGTGTGATGTGATCGATTTCCAAATTGTCGGTCGCCTGGCATTGCTCACAATGTGATGGCAAAGAAAGCACATCTCTCGCAGTCACTTTGCCCAACTGCGACCGTTTTTTTGCCATAGTATTCAAACAGCCAGCACAAAGCGCCGCCTGGCCGATAGCCGTTTTGTGGTATTGCTTTGCTCTTTCGTTTTGACGCACCGACTCTTCTGGATGCGTCAGACGTCGGCTTTGTCGCCAGCGGCGGTTATAGGCCTTGATTCTATCCGCATTTTTGCGGTAGTATGCTCGCCTTGCAACGCCGTCGTACGCCACTAATAGCTCCAGATCGTCGGCCGAACCGCCGGAAAATCGTCTAAGTGCGTAATGACATCGAGGTGCAGAAACCGGTCCTCGCCGCGCTGGTCGATGCCGATGCCGGTAAAGCCCTCATCAAGGGCCGTATGCAAAATCTCAAACGCCTGCGTGCCGGCGCAGCGGATGTCGGCGGCCTTGCCCAGCGTATGGCTACCCGGACGCTTCTTCGCCGCCTCAACCGAATGGCGCGGCGACCGGTAGCCGCTCGTCACCGTCATCGGACCGCAGATAGCGCGGACGCGCTGCAACGCATCCATCAAAGCGCCGTCCAACAGACACTCACCCGTCTCGCGGCAAGCCATCTCCGCAAAGCTGAAATTCGGCCAGCGGTTCGCCGGCCAGGTGTCAGCGGTATACGCTTGCGGACTACCTGCACTAACGTTCATGTTCTAAATCTCGTATTACGAAACGGCTTGTCAATAGAACACCCTGTTCAATAAACAAACGTATAATTAACAGATGGTTAGAGCCATGGAGCGTTTTACGGACTTGACAAGATCACGAAATCGATATACCTTGCGGCGAGGGAGACGCGAACGAAGTGAGCGTCGACCGAAGCCGCTAGAACGCCGCAGGCCTCACCGTTTACCGCCGGTACGTACGTTAACACCGTACGAACGCTAGAAAACCACCGACAAAACAGAAGTTGGTAATGGAACGTCCGACTAGGCGTACGTTACGTACGTAAACGTCGTACGCCGCCGTACGCCGACGCTCAACGTAGAGCGGTTCAGTGTAACCGACGGAAACAGCCGGAGCAGACGAACCGCTCGTCGTACAGACGCAGGGCGATGTGCGCTAGCCTTTTTCTAGCGCAATGTACGGGGGTCAGCCGTAAACACCGTGGGGGTCGATGGTAGCCGACGAGGCGTACGTGTGGGCGATAGTCGCGGTGGTACCACAGGAGACGCGTGTGTAGGCGAGTATATTCGGGTTCGATTCCGTTTACAGCCGCCCCTGGTCGGTTCACCTCGATGCGGCCAGATCTGCGGCAAAACCAGATACATTGAACTCAATTAAGCTGATTAAACGCCATAAAAAAATGCGCGATAATGGCGCTTTTCATGTATTTGCCCCAGGATACGACCGCGAATAAGCGCCGCCAGACGCCCAACAGACGCCGCGATAAAGCGCCGCATATTAAACGGGCGTGAATTGATTACACGGCATTGTATGCGATTGCCTGGCGGCGTATCATTACCCAACCTATCGCCAAGCGCCGCTGTCGCCGCCCGTAGCGCCGACCGCACACAAAAGCGCCGCCTACCCATTGCAAGGGCAAGCGGCGCTTGTCGCGGCGTATGAGGCGGCGTATTACTTTGCGCGTATCTCGAAACCTAAACGGCGCAGTTTGCCGTTTAGCTCTTCGCCGCCGCTGAACTGACTGACGGGTATACCAGCGGCGGCGCTTGCTATCTTTTTCGGCGGGTATTCAACGCCGTCGACGACCAGCACAAACTTCTGGCTTTTCGCCGCTTTCCAATCGTCGGCGCTTTTGTGCTTCTTCGCTGCGGCAATAACTGCCTTGCGCGTTAGTGTCGCGCCGCGTAGCGGCACCTGGTCCAAATAATCTTTACCCATTGTTTCCGTCCTTTCTTTGTGCGCGTACGGCGCAAAGCCACAGCAAGATAAACGGCGAAGCTTCGACAAGTGCTTCTATCCACCCGCCCATTAGCTTGCCGCCTTTACTGCCGCCGCTGCCGACCGCACAAACTGAAGCGAATAGGTTAGGTGGTAGTTGTGAGGTACCGACCGCATTGGCAATTTGGTATAGTCGTACCATTTGACGTCGGAGAATTCGGTAAACAATCGCGGAAAGATCCTTTCCCACTGTATATCCGACGTTCCATTTAGCCTACACGCCGCTTGCTTGCCTTCTCTGTCCGCTTTGCGACACAGCGCGGCGACATCTTTCCACAAAAGCTTTTCAAACTCTGCGCGGTCGTCGTTGAATAAATCGGTACGCCGCATCCGTGCCGCTTGAACATTCGCGAACACTCCGCGACCGCTTTCATCTAAGCAAAACTGCCAACAAAACTTGTTGTTGCTGCCGTCGTTAACGGTCGGCGCTTTCTTCGCTTTGCCTTTCGAGCGTAAACCGACCACAACATTAGCGGCGTCCAAAAAGCGGAAGTCGCTCTTGTCGCCGTCTATGACGTCGTAACCCCAAAAATACGGCGGCAATTCCTGACCTTTTACGGTGTCAAAGATAACCGCGACATTGCCGCCCCTATCCAACCATTCAGCGGCGTATTTGTCGTTGGGCTTGTGCGCCATTGCACACAGGTTTTTACCGCTTTTGGTATACGGCGCAAGGTGCAAAAGCGCCGATGTGTAGCGGTCGTCTTTCGCCGTCTTAGCATTCGCGGCGGCAGGCGTCAAAAGCTTATACATGACTACGCCTCCTCGTCGATAATAAGGCCTAGCCAGACGGCGAAAATTTCGGTCGGTATGGCGACTAGCCAGGCGGCGCTTTCTATCTCGAATCCGACCGCTGTCAACGTCAACAAAGTAAACATAGCATATACTCCTGAATTAAGGTGTAAGGTGTCCACGTATGATAATATAAGAGTATCAATCGCACAAGCGGTATTTTTGCCGTCTGGCGTCGTTTATTGTCGGTCGTCGGCGTCGGTCGGTCGGTCGTTTTGCGCCTGTATTTACTGGTGTTTATCGCTTCTGGCCGCAGTCCAGGTCAAATCATTTGGATTAGATTAGATTATCGAGGGCCAGCGAAAATATTTCTTGACAATTCGATTCGATTAGATTATCATTCTCACATCACCTTACACCTTATCAAGGAGATGCCACATGGCACGCAGCACGCAAAATGTTCTACCAGCCGCTCGTCAGTTGGAAATGATCGGCGGCCTGCCGACAATCGAGACGCTGGCAGAATGGTGTCCAGAGTTGAAAAACAAGACGCTGGCAGAGATGGAGGGGTGGAAGCATGAGGCAGACGAGGCTGGCGAGTTTTACCCCTGGCAGGACACCGATCGCGACGACGACGAGGACGGTGGATGGCGGCAGACCGCATACGCCATCAACTACGAGATAGAGGACGGCACGCTGTGGATTGTAGCGATGAGTGTGGATCAAGACCGTGATTGGGATCATGCATATTCTGCTGACTGCGCTAATGCCGATGAGTATCTAGAGTTTTACGATTCGTATATCGACTGTCACCGGCAGGCAGAGTCGAGTCAACGATACTATCAGTGGATTGTGGACAACTGCGGCAAAGACCCCCTGGACTGGATCTTCTCGTCTGATCCGTACGAAATCATGCAGATTGCTCAACGGTCGCTCGACCAGCACCCCAAGCAAGCCCGCCGGTTTGCGATTAATCAAGCGTTGCGCGTATTTGACGACACTGCGGTCGGTCCTGTCTGGTTTCACATCCTGCACGACGACGACACCGACACCTACGGTCGACTGCTGCCGACACGCATCGGCACTTTCTTCGCTAATGGCACCTGGCCCGTCACGATAGACTCCGCAGACACCCTGGTTGGACCGTTTGCAACGCCCGACGAGGCAATGGTCGCCTGGGCGCAGTCTAACAACGTAGATGTCGCCGGACTCTATCACTACGATCCAGACGCATAGGAGAACTAGCCATGGCACGCAGCACGCATATCACCTACCGCATGACAGCCGTTCAGCGCGACTGCTTCATGCGCGTCTTGGCGAACTGCCACGACAACGAGCATGACAAAAGCGGCATGGGCGACGACAGTTGTTATTCCAATCAGTTGCTAGACGAGGTCTGGCAGATGGCAGAATTGCTGGACGCTGCCCCGACCGTCAACGGCAAAATCGTCTGGCGCATTCCGCGCTGGTTTCCGCTGGAGATGGTCGTGGAGCAGTACGGCCCCGACAATCACCGCGAGGACGACGACGGCAACATGGTCCTCGACGTCTACGACCAGATCGAGCCACTACTGTATCAAGAGCAGGATGCTCTACAGTCGGCGCTCGTCGCGCTCTACACCGCGCAGGAACGGTATGAGACCATGGGTTTCTACGACGACGCCGATAACGTCGACGAGGTAGCGGTCATCGACCGCGCCATTGCCGTCGTAAAAGCGGTCGTCTCTTTTGAGGATGGTGCCGAATGACCGTCGTTCAATTACCAACTCAAGACGTCGCCAGCGACTACAACGACGTCCTTGCACCGTTTCTCGCCGGTCAACTGACCGAACAGACGCGCAAAGCCTACCGCAGCGACCTGGCCGCGTTTTTCGGCCACGACCACATCACATTGGACGACTGCCGCCAGGTATCGTACGCGGATGTGATTGCCTACCGCAACAAGCTGTCCGACGCTGGCGCTAAACCGGCGACGGTCAACCGCAAGCTGTCCTCGATTAGGGCGCTGTTCCGCGTGCTGGTAGCGGCTGGTGTCCTGCCTACCAACCCTGCCGATGCGGCGCTGGTCAAAGGATTCAAGCCGCAGCGGACACTACGCGGCAAGACGATTAGCCCCGACGACGTCCAGCGCATCCTCGCCGCTGCTGACGCCGAAACCGGCGTGCGTGGACTACGTGACCAGGCGATGCTGCGGACGCTACTCTACGCCGGCCTTAGGCGCTCTGAAGTCGTCGCCATGCACTGGTCGCATATCCACCAGGAAGGCGGTCACACCATCCTGGCGCTGCCCGACACCAAAAGCGGCGTGCCGCAGTCGGTTAAGCTCTCGCCGGTCGTCGTATCGGCGCTCAACCGCTACCGCCAGGCGCTCGACGCCGCTGGCTTTGATTGCGACGCCGTCTGGATTAGCCTGACGCGCAACAAGGGCCAGCAGATCTCCGGCGACACTGCCTACCGCACCGTGCTGCGCTACGCCGACCGCTTCAACATCGCCATGACACCGCACTCGTTTCGGCATACCTGCGCGACGATGGCGATGGAGGGTGGCGCAGCACCGCAGCAGGTCCAGGGGCATCTGCGCCACGCGTCGGTCAACACGACGATGCAGTATTTCGAGGACCGCAACATGATGGACGACAATGCCACCGATTATATCACCTTACCCCCCAAGCAGGAGCAATAGCCATGGTATCATTAATCAATAAGACCGGCAGCAAGAACAACGGCAAGGAATCGGCACACCGCATCGGCAATCATTCTTGGCGCTTTCACCACATCAATTTCGGCAGCTACAACGACGGTCATCGCGGCTGGATGGTGATGTATATCGACCAGGCACGCAAATTTGTCGAGGAGTTTAATGATGCCGTAGAGGTAGACGGCTTAAACCCCAACAATCTGGATCTGTATTTCGAGCTTGAGCCGGAACAGGCACGCAAGCTGGGCGAGGCGTTGATTGCCCACGCCGATAACGCGACCGTAAAGCCATGATCGTCGCCTACGTCAGGACGGCGCGACCGTCTAAAGAGGCGCAGCAAGCGCAGGAGGACGAGATAGCGGCAGCGATGGGTCCGATAGACCGCGTCTACCGCGACACCGGCAGCGGCCTGACGACGCACCAGGGGCTACGCGACGCCATCGACAGCCTGGCCGCCGGCGATGTGCTGGCGGTCGTAGCAGCAGATCGATTGGGCCGGTCGGCAGCCTTATATCAGCAGACAGTAGCAGACATCCATAGACGCGGAGCGACGCTCAACGTAACGACATTGAGCTTGGAGAATCAGCCATGCTGACGATTACGACGGTCGGCAACCGCTTGCAACTGGTGGACACCAGCGGCGATGGCGGCGGCCTGGTGTGGACGATTGGCGACCTTTGGCCGGAGAAGGCCTTAGAGGATGTGATAGAGACGGTCGTGGCGTTTTGCGACGACCATTACGAGCGCGAGGAAGGAT